TATTCATGCGGACGGGGTATGCGTTCCCACGTTGGAAACTAGGCCCCCTGATTCGGTGGTCGGTTCGTACGGTGATGACGCGGCAGAATGGCTAGATCGGGTCTTTAACATGCAGTTATTCGGGTGGCAGAAGTACGCGCTTGACCGGGCCCTGGAGTATGACGAGAATAAAGAACTTGTTTGGAGTGCGGTTATTATCACGGTGGCTAGGCAGTCGGGTAAATCTTTCCTATCTCGAGCCGTGTGCATGTGGCGGCTACATCATGCTGACCTGTTTGGCGAGCTTCAAACGATCTTGCACGTGGCTAATAAGCGATCGACCGCGATGGAAGTTATGCGCCCGGCAGGATTGTGGGCCGCCGCGACGTACGGCAAAAAGGCAGTTAAGTGGGGGAATGAAGCGGCCGGTATTGAGTTACCGTCGGGTGACCGTTGGCTAATTCATGCCGCTAACGACTCGGCCGGTGTCGGGTATTCGTGCTCAATGATATTCGTTGACGAAGCGTGGAAAGTTAAACGGGAAGTAGTCGAAGACTCACTCGTACCGACTATGGCGATGAAGAACCAGGGGCAACTATTCCTGATATCTACTGCAGGGGACTCGACTAGTGACCTTATGCAAGCGTACCGGCAGCGGGCCCTCGACCGTTTAGAAGATCCCGAACCGGGCAGCGTCCTCCTATTGGAATGGAGTGCACCGGCAGAAGCCGACCCCGACCAGGTGGATACGTGGCGATGGGGGTCACCGGCGTGGGACGATAAACGGGAAGCGTTTGTCCGGCAGCAATGGCACCGCATCGAAGAATCAGCGTTTAGGCGTGAGTACTTAAACATGTGGGTAATTCGGTCGAACCATTGGCTCAAGGAATCCTATTGGAACGCCTGCCTGGATCCCCTGGTCGAGCTCCCCACGGACGGGGTTTGGTCGGTTGCGGTCGAGTGTGACTTCGATGGTATGGGTCACGCCGTCGCAATAGCGGCCCCGAACGTGAACGGGCACATTGTTGTCAGGGTGACTACGCACCGGACTATTGTGGAAGTGGACGAACAACTACGCAAGATCCGGGCTCTGCATCCGAGCCTCTATATTCAAGTGACGCCGGGTTATGTGGACCGCATACGTGAAAAGTTTGATGACCTGGTCGGGCAACGTGAGGCAGTGGTAGCAACCCAAATCCTCGTAGACCTGTTTAGTCGCCTCCAAATTCGGCACGATGGAAGCCAAATCTTGCAAGAACACTTTGGTAACTCGACAATCTCACAGCGCCAAGGTGGGTGGGTTATCACCGCCCCGATGGGTAGAAGCGGAATCTATGCCGGTCGCGCCGTCATGTTCGCCGTGTCTCAAGCCTCAAAGACGCCGCGTAGTGTGGCAATGATTCGCTCACGCCGACCGCGGCGCGCATGACCCTCTACATTATTACCGGCCCCCCATGTGTCGGTAAATCAACCTACGCCAAACGGTACGCCGTCGAGGGTGACATCGTCGTAGACCTTGACCGTATCGCCCTATCAATTGCCTATGAGGACTGCGAGCATCACACGTACCCGAAACACATTAGGGACACCGCCCGGCTCATGCGGAAAAGCGCCGTAGCCGCCGCAACAATTATTAGCCGAAAGAATGACGCCTACGTGATCGACTCAAAACCCGGCTCTAACGCTCGACAATTATATAAACGCAACGCCGCCATATTTATTGATCTCACCGCCCCGCTCGCCGTCCTCACTGCCAGATGTGCAGCGGAGCGACCGGCGTGGGTAATGAAAACACTTGTAACGTGGTGGGATGTCACCGACGATGAAGCGACACGCCGACACGCATAAATCACGCAAACACACACAAACGCATCTAAACCGTGGTAAGGGGCTACACTGGCCCCATGGTGTTCCCCCGAGCCCTTTCACTCGTGCGCGGTCAAGAGTCCCTTTCCCGGACGATGGCGACAGCACAGGAACCTGCAACCGCGCACGTACGTGAATCCTCGGGACTCTACGCCTTACTCACTAACCAGTTGGCCGGTCGATCAACTCGAACCACCGCCATGCAAGTCCCCGCCTTTGTTGACGCCCTGAAAACGTACACGCACACCATTAGCGCCTTTCCTTTACGCGAATACTTTGATGGGCAACCCGTACCGGCCCGGCAACTCCTATCACAACCGTCACCGATCTACCCGTACGCCAACGTCATCCAACGCACACTGAGCGATCTACTCATGTTTGACCGGGGCCTACTGGCTTGTGCTTGATCGGGACTTCGCCGGATACCCCGTATCGGTTGAGGTTATGAGGGTCGAGGACGTGATCGACACACCGGCCGTCTTCGCCGGGATTGAAGAGACTCAGCAACCACCGGCGGACCCTTTTTATTATCTCGCCCGACGAGTACCGACCCGGGACGTCATCAAGTTCTACGGGTCAGGTGAAGGTGGTTGGCTAGCCAACGGTGCCACGGCGATAATTACGGCGGCAGCACTCGAAGCCGCGACCCTCATGTATTCCGAAACGCCTATTCCGACAGTCGCCCTCAAGAACTCCGGCCCGGATCTGCCCGCCGACCAGGTTGACGCCCTACTTGATGCTTGGGAGGAAGCTCGCGCTAACCGTGGGACCGCCTACCTGAACAACACGATTGACGCGCAAGTCATGGGCTTCTCGGCCCGCGATGTGCAACTGGTCGAGGCTAAAAATATGGCCGCCGTGGCGGTTGCTCGCCTGGCGAACTTGGATCCGATATGGGTCGGGGCCGGTGTCCCCGGATCCTCACTGACGTACTCGAACCGGGTAGACCTTTACCGGAACCTTTTGGACACGGCGCTACGCCCCGTGATGAACCTAGTTACCCAAAGACTTTCCATGCCCGATGTCACCCCGACCGGGTACGTAATCGACTTCGATACAACCGCCTTCCTACGTGACAATATTGCGGCCCTAGCCGAAGTGATAACGAAGCTCCTACCGCTGGAAGTTATTACTGTGGAAGACGCCCAAAACCTTTTGGACCTACCTACCCTCGGAGTATTCAATATGAACGGAGCCCTACGGTGAAACAACTCAATACCGAATCAGTCGTGATCTTTGAAGAGCGTGAAGACAAAGACGGCGACATCGTCGGCAGCGGTCACGGCATGGCCGTGCCCTACAACTCAGAAACCATGATCGGTGGCGTCCGCGAATCGTTTGCACCCGGCTCCTTCGACCTAGCCAACGTGATCGGTAAGCCCTTGGCCTATCGCCACGGTGAACCGGTCGGGAAAATCACTGGGGCAGAGAACCGAGAAGACGGCCTCTATATTGACTTTGAAATAGTCGACACAGCCCTAGGCCGCGATGCCGCCGTACTCGCCCGGACATCAACAATTAAGGGCCTATCCGTCGGGTTTAACCCCGTCAAGTCGATCATGAGCAAAGCCCGGGACGCGATCCAACACACCGCCGCGAACCTACTCGAAGTTAGTTTGACCCCATATCCCGCTTACGCCACAGCCGGTGTCAGCAGCATTAGAGAAGAAGAAGGAGAAACAATGTCCGACACAATCGAATCGGCCGAACTGGTGTCGGTCGACCAAGAAGCACGCGAGGCAGTCAAATCACTGCGTGAAGAAGTACAAACCATTAGCGCTAAAGCCTTTATCTCAGAGGCGCAGCATCCACTCGCCGTTTACCGTTCGTTCGGTGAATACTCCAAAGCAGTGCTCGCCGGTGAAGTAGAGTCCCGCGCACTCGCGGACCAGATCACCACAAACAACCCCGGCGTACTACCGCCTAACTGGATGTTGGAATGTTAAAAACATTGTCGATCTTGGGCGACCAGGTATCACCGCTTTTGGTGTGGAATCCGCCGGAACAAGTGGTATGGAGTTCGCTTGGCCCTACTTTGACGGGACCCTAGCACTCATTGTTGAGGAACAGACCACAGAAAAGACGGAAGTTAATTCCGTTCGGATCGACATCAAAAAGGGCACGGCAAGCCTCAAGACGTTCGCAGCCGGTTCCGATATTTCCTACCAGTTGCTCCAGCGATCAAGCCCGTCCTATCTCGACGCACACAATCGGATAATGGTCGCTTCGTACGCACTCATTACCGACAACGCGTTCGTAGACGCGATGCTCGTTGCCAGCACTCCACAGAACTACAACTTCGCTGGTGACACGACAGGCGCAGAATTCCGTGCAGGAGTGTTTCAGGCATCGGTAACCGTGGAAACGGCAACCGGTCGCGGGGCCGAGTTTGTCCTCGTCGCGTCAAACGTGTTTGCAGAAATCGGCGGTTGGTCGACGTTTTTCCCATCGGCCTACCCCGTCTCGAACGTGTCAGGTGTGGCGACCGCTGGCACTCTCGGAGTAAACGTCTCCGGCCTACCCGTGATTCACGACCGCAACCTTGCTGCCGGTGCGATCCTCGTCTCGAACACAGCGACCGCTTCCTGGATCGAGGACGGTCCGAGCCTTGCCACGGCGGAGAACGTAGCCAACCTTGGCCGCGACATCGCAATCTACGGTTACGGTGTCAGCGCCGCTTACACTGCGGCCGGAATCGTGTCCCTAGAAGTTGTGGCCTAACAAACTAACAACCCCCGGAAGGTAGTGAAGGTCATATGGCATTGGTAACCGGTCAGGAACTGGCCGACAATCTGGATATCGAGTACGAGACACCCGACAGTCTCGTACTCGACTTGCACGCCAACTCGGCGTGCGTCTTGATCGGTTACCTAGTCACGCTTGTTTCGTTCGAAGCGGAACCGGCACCCCTGAAAATCGCGGCAATGACCATAGCGGTCGAGACATACCAGGCGGCGTACGCGGCAGGGGGCGAATCTATTAGCGTGGACTTCACCCCTAGCCCACGGATCAACTCCGCTTTAATGGCCCGGGTCACTGTCCTACTGGCCCCGTACAAGCAGATGACGACGATGGTCGGCTAATGGCACTCACCACGGAAGCCCGAGAACTAATAGTTACGAGCTTGACCGGGCTCGGGTACAAAATCTACGACACGGTGCCTACGGTCCCGGTGACCCCGTCGGTCGTTATCGTCCCGGACTCCCCTTGGGTACAACCGACGCGGATTGGAAGCACCCTAAACTATGCGGTCCGGTGGCGGCTACTCCTCAACGTGAACGTGAGGGTAAACGCGGTGGCAATCTCAACTACTGAGGACGCCCTCGATGTGCTACTAGCCGCGCTACCCGCATCCGTAAACGTCGCGAGTGTGAACGCGCCGCAACTCCTCAGCCTAGGATCGCAAGGGACCGTCATGTCAACCGAAATCGAAGTACAAATACAAATGAAAGAAGGATAAATAATGCCCGCAATTGGAGTTACTGGAGCAGCGTTCACCGTGTCAATCGGTGCAACACAATACGAGGACCAGGTCACGTCAGGAACAATCAACACGACCCCAACAATCGTTCGCACTAAAACCCTGTCCGGGGTCGCGTTCGATCAAACCGACCTCAATAGCACCATGAGTTTGGATTTCCTATTCGATGAAGTAACCGGGATGTATGGGGCTTTGCAAACCGCTATCGCTGGTGCCGCATCCGTCGCGGTCGTGGTCGAGTCAACGTCAGGAACGTGGACCGGGGCCTCGATGTTCATCGAATCAGCAGACCTCACATACCCGGCCGACGGTGTCGTTACTGTCTCGACATCATTCACCGGCTCGGTTACTTTCGCCGCAACGGCATAAGGCTAAGGGGAACCCATTATGTACCCGAGACTAAAATCGAGTCAGATAATCACGAAACAAAGAAGTCGAAACCCTGCCCGTGGACTTCATGATGTATGAAGACTAAACGGGAACCGGCCCACAAGCGAGCAAGCGATGCGCTTAACAATCGCCTACTTTTACCTCGAGGACAAAGAACCAGGCGACCTTAAAACAGTGAAATCGTGGGCACGTAAAAACCGGGTCAAGGTCGATATTCTTAAGGACGATGTAGAACCTTTTTAGAGGGTAGTCACGGCAGACTACTGATACGCCTAGCGGTGCGTACCGGCTGGACAATGGAAGACGTTAAGAAACTGACCGGCCGGGAGGTCGTCACGATCATGGAGGAGTTAGCGTAATGGCTAAGCAATTCGATGCCTACATTGAAGGACTTAACCCGTTACTGCGCGACCTCCGGAAACTCGGCAAAGAAGCCGCCAAAGAGCTACGGCAAGCCTCACGGACAATAGCCGATCGGCACATGGTGCCAGCATTCCAAAACGCGGCCCTAAACGTCGGTGGTGAATGGGGCGACATTCTGGCATCCGACATTCGCTCAGGGCTCGACCGGCTCCCCAAAGTCTCGATCGGTAAGCAAAAGAAAGTAACGTCCGGTGGCGCATCCTCCAACATGTTGCGATACCCAACCGACACGGGCAACGCCCGCAACTCATACGCACCATTCGAGAAAACCAACTGGATAGCAAAAGCACGAAGTTACCAGAAACCCGCCTTACAAGAATGGGGCGAAGCCGTAGACCGTGTCGTCCGTAAATGGCCGGTAATGTAATGGCAGTCGGAAAAACCTTAACGGTTTACTTAGCGGCGGATCTAAAAAAATTCAACGCCGGAATGACTCAGGCCCAAGGCGGTCTAAAAGGTTTAGCGGGATCGCTGAAAAATATGCTCGGCCCGGCCCTTATCGGTGCCGGTCTCGCCGCTGGTGCGCTCGCCGTGAAACTAGCATCCGACGGGGTTAAAGCCGCACTCGAAGATGAAGAAGCCGTACGTAGACTTTCCACCACCCTGGACAACCTTGGACTAGCGCATGACCAACCACAAATAGAAAAGTTTATTTACGGTCTAGAGCGATCCCTCGGCGTGGCAGATACCGAACTACGACCCGCCTACGACCGCCTGGTCAGGGCACTCGGTGACACGGGTAAAGCACAAGACGCCTTAAGCCTCGCCCTAGACGTGTCTGCCGGATCCGGTAAAAGCCTCGAAGCCGTAACCGACGCGATGGGTAAAGCGTACGAAGGCAACATAGCCGGACTGTCCCGGCTCGGTGCCGGTATCGACGCTGCAACAATCAAAACCGGCGACATGCAAGTCATTACTCAAGTATTGTCAGACACGTTTAGCGGGCAGGCCACGGCATCCGCCGACACGCTCCAAGGCCGCATGAGAGTACTTAAAACAGCAACGGACAACCTAGCGGAAGCGTTCGGCAAAGGCTTACTCACCGGGCTGACTGACGCCACTGAGGGCACTGACGACATGATCAAATCCATGGAAGAACTTGAACCAGCATTAGAGAGCGTCGGTGCAGCATTAGCGGTTGGTGGAACCGCCGCCGCCGGATTCGCGGGCAAAGCAGTAGGCGCCGCCACAAGTATTACAGGATTCATCAGAGGACTGCAAAACTCACAAAACCCAATGATCAGAACACTAGCCCTATTTAACCCTCTAGGGGCCGCGTCATTCGTCCTCGCTGACGGTTTAGACGCCGCCGCTAAATCGACCGACGATCTAACGAACGCCCAAAAGGTATCGGCTCAAGGGATCCCTTACTACCTCGGTGGGTTTAGGGATATCATTGCTGCTGCTAATGGAGTAGCAGACGCAACCAAGAATGCAAAAGTGCAGACCGGTCTCCTTACAAAAGGGCAAGCCGCGGCAGGGGCCAGATACTCGACACAAATACCAGTCGTCGAAGAAACAAGCAAGGTACTTAATAATTATGGAGGTTCAGCCGCTGTGGCCGCGGTGGAAGTAGAAAAATTAACAAAATTCCAAAAATTCTTAGAAAAAAGCACCGAAGACGTAGGCAAGGCAATCGCCTCCACTGAGGCACTACTCAGCACTCAAATACAGAGTTTTAAGGACGCGAAAAACGCCGTAGCCGACTACGCCCTAACAATGCAGGGGAATCTACTATCCGGGATTGACCTGGGCTCAGCCTTCACTGATCAATTCGATGAAGAGGGCAACAAAACCGGGGTAGCCTTGGTGGATGCTTTTAACGCTCAAATAGCGGAGGCCGAATGGTTTGGGAACGTACTTGAAGGCCTGCAAAACTCTAAGGTAGATCAGCGGCTCATCGACTACATGGCCGGATTGGGCCCGGAAGTTGGTGGGGCACGTCGGTCAAGAATGTTAGGCGATAAAGGCTTAATGGGCACAATTAACGAAAATTTGTAAAACATTACAAGACAAAACTAAAGAGCTTGCCCTCGGTTTAG